GGATCGTGGTGTTGTAGATGCCGGGTGCAATGGCCATGGTTACAGGTTAGCTGTCAGTCATCAGCAAACAGCAGCTCACGCAGCTCGGCGATGCTGAACCCAGCGGCCTCCAGGCGCTCGCGTGCGGTGAGTGGCGCCGGTGGCGGTGCAGGCGGCAGCGATGGCGTGATCTCCTCCAGTTCTTCCTCTGTTAGGGGGATCTCAACGATCTCGCCGGTTTCGCAGTTGACTTCGATTCGGTTCATGATCAGCCCTGATAGGTGATGTTGACGTTGCCAGCGTCAAATGTGTTAGCGCCGGTCGGCAGAAGGCGGATGCCGTCTAAGGTGCCGGCTAGGGTGATTTTGCCGCAGGTGAAGTATCCAAACGTCGTGTCGTTATCCGGCATAAAGATTCCAGTTCCCACCCATTCATAGCCGGTTATGTTGGTGAACATAAGAGTGCCTGTGACGGCATTTGCCGCCGCGGCACTAGGAATGATGCAGCCTGCGGTGCTGTTGTAGTTAGCAGATGCGGTGCCGCCTTGGATTGACTGCGCGGTTGACGTGTACCCGCTCGTTGGGAATGAACTGCCTGTGCTGAGTCGCACCAGCAGGTGATCAGTGCCGCTCAGGCTGACACCCGAGAGGTGGATGGAGATCCGCTTCACCCATGACGGCAGGGAGGTGAAGCTAACACTGGTGCCGGATGTGGTCGTAACAGCCGTGGAGCGCGTCAGCGAGCCGGATACACCGCTGGAGCACGACACATGGCCGGTGGTGCCATTGATGTCAAGTCTGGTGGTGCTTTGCGTCTGCAGCTGAATGCTACCGCTGGTGTCTTGTGCATTGAGCTGCAGCGCGCCTGTGCCGCGATGGACAACGGCCGAGTTTGTATTCGCGCCCGTGTTGTTGCGGATGATCCGCAAGCCGTAGTCGCTGTATGTGGTATCACCGATCAGATCAAGATATGAATAGCGGCTGCCTGTGGCACCCTTGCCGATGTTGATCCGTGCATCATCTGTGCCAACCGAACCAACGGCAAGGCCTGTGGTATCGAGGAGTCCGTAGCGCTCTAGGCCATCGGTACTACGGAAGTAGTGCCCAGCCGCATCGTAGACAGCGTTGCTGGCTGATCCTGAGCTAGGTCCATTCAACTCGATATTGGCGCCGCCGGTGCTGCCGCCTTGCAGCAGCAGCTGGCTGTTATCGACCCGCTGGCGTAGTGTGCTCAGATAGAGCGACGTACCATCAAGTGTGCCGAGGTCGATGAAGGCAGAGTTAGCGGCATTGCGCCGCTTCAACAGGCCGGTAGCGCTATCAGCCCACAGCTCATAGGCGTATGTGGTGCTTGGTGCTGTTGAACCGCTATTCTGCGTTGCGATTGCGCTCAGTGCGCTATTTAGATCGCTACGGAATCCGCTTCCCGATTGGTTGGAGATAATGTAGTCATGTTGCGCCATTGATTAAATCTCCTTGCCGTAGCCGACGGCGGAATAGGTAAACTGGCGGCTCACGGCAGCACCGGCAGAGTCTCTGAAGACTATTGTAAAACCCTGCCGCGTTGTTGCTGTGATCGCGTAGTAGTCGCCGGTTTGCATGTTCATCGCCGTGATACCAACGGCTGGGGTCTGGTAGAACGCAGCGCCGAACACCACGCCGTAGGACACGGCGCCGCTGGTGAGCACTGCGGACTGCTCGATGCGTTGCTGCAGCTCCAGCACCGCACCAAGCTCAGACACGATCAGGTTGAGGTCTGGGTTGCTGGTAGTGGCCCGGAGCTTGAACTGGAAGCCACGGCCGCGCACGATCGCATTAGCGAACTCCCGCCAGTCGCTCCAGGTCGGGGTGCCGGAGGGGTTGTCAATGGTGCTGCGCACATACACCCGTGCATCGGTCTGATCGAGGTTGTCTTCGTCGATTGCAGGCCAGTCATCCACCAACCCAACGCGGTCATCCCACAAGCCATTCGGCAGGTACGGGAACGCCCTCAGCCGGCGCTGAAGGTTCACATCAAACACGGCGCCCATATCCCAGCTGCTGCCGAACTCATAGGAGCCCGCCGGCACGATGCCGCCGATACCATCAATCGAGGGCAGTGCGTCCCAGTTGCCGTCAGTGGCCATGTCGTCAACGGCCGTACCGCTGGCGAGGGTGAGCCCGCCTAGATCGATCTGGTACGCCATATCGGTGTAGTTGCCCGAGAACGGCGGCGCTTCGAGGTCTTCCGCGTAGGTCTGCACCAACAGGCGCGGCTGTGGTGTTGGCAGATCAGCCAGCACCAACGTGGGCGTCAAGCTGCGGTTGCCGGTGTCATCCTCGAACTTGACCAGATAGGTGCCATCCAGCAGCGGCACCAGCTTCTGCGTCTGCGAACCAGCTGCAGCGGCCACGATCTCTTGCGAGGCGTCCCACTCCGCGCCTGTGAGCGCCTGGCTGTGACGGATCAGCACCTTGCCGCCAACCAGCACATCGATGTCCGTGGCGCGGTTCCAGCTAAGGATGGCGCTTGCGTTGTCGATCGCGACCAGTGACAGGCCGGATACGTTGGCCGGTGGCGCGGTCTTGCCGAATGCGTTGAATGTCAGCGTTGCCGGCAGTGTTGACGGCTGCAGCGCTGCATTGAGGCTGTAAACCTCAATCTCATACGTGCCAACGATGTTATCAAGGATCTCGTAATCGCCTACAGCCTGCGTGCTGGTAATCCAGTTACGGTTATCGACGCGATACCTGACCGTGTACTGACTGGCAGTAACAACAGCCGCCCAGCTGACGATGATTTTCGACTTGACGCCGCCTGCCCCTTCGTACAGCACTTCCTGCGCTGACAGGTTGGCGGGTGGTGGCGGGATCTTGTTGAGGTCGGTGATGTCACGGTCAGCCAGCGCCAAGCCGCTTTCGATGTAGGCGTATTTGCTTGGGTTGTGCTCTAGCGCGGAGATGTTGTACTCAATGCCGTCCTGTTCTTCGATGCCAAGCACACGGAACAGCTGAGATTGAATCGCTGTAGTTTCATACACCCAGACGCTATTGGCGTTCGGTGCTGTGGTGAATGCTGGCGAGACGTTGAACACCTTGCCGGCGATGCTGGTAACAGCACGGGTCTGCGCAACGCCTGTAGGAAGGATCACGCTGAGCGTTGCACCGGCCGCGTATGTGATGCCGGTGGTGTCATCAGCGGTGATGGCAGTGGTAGTGGCGGATGCGATGCGGCCACCACGGCGAGCGCCGGCTCGTACCGGATCGGCAATGCTGATGATCTGGCCAGGGCGTACCACCACACCGGCTTCAATGCCGACGGTGAACGTAACCACCTCGGATTCGCTCCATTCCGAGTAGAGCATCCAGCGCCCCATCCGATGCGCCTGTGATCGTGACGTACAGGCAAAGGCGCTGATTTCGGTGGTGGTGACGCCGTACTTTGCGATTAGTGCTTGATCTTCGACCACTTCCTTTACGATGTCGCGCAGGGTGAGGTCCATGTAGCTAACGACTGCAACCGTCGGGCGGTTCTTCAGGCTGCTGCCGGTGTAATTGAAGATGCCGTCTTTGACATTGGCAGGCGTAAATAGGTAGGTCGGATCTGATGGCGCATCTTGCGATACGGTCAGCGCACCGGCGCCCCAGTAGGGCATAGCGCGGAACACTGAGCACATATCACCGATCAGCTTGTAAGCATCCTCGGCGGTTTGGATGTTGACGTTACAGGAGAAGCGCGGCTCAAGGCCACCACGGCCATCAGAGACGAGCGCTGAGCTGTACTGACTGGCGGCATAAAATGCCCACTTGTCTAGGTCTGCGGCCTGGATGTGATCACCGAACCCGTAGCGTGTGTCGGTCAAGAGATCCCATAGGATCATCGCCGGATCGGTTGTCCACTGCGCAGCACCAAACAGGCCATTCCACACGCCGGCATAGATCAAGCGGCCGGTGGCGGGGTCAACGGTGGCATTGCTCGGGATAGCAACCTTGATACCGTTGATCAGGTAGGACCGCTGCGGGATTGCTGAGAATGCTTCAGAGTTGCAGCGCAGTGCGATGTACGCACTGTTGGCATAGTTGAACTTTGCGTAAATGATCTCGGTGTAACTTGTCCAGATGAAGTCATTGACTTTCTTCTCGCTGGTGCTGTCTGGGTTGCCACGGGATACGCGGATGTCAACCGGAAACGTACCGCCTGCGATCGGAACGATGAAGTCGCGCTGGTACGCATCATTGGAGCGACCGCGAATCAGGCCGCCGTTGGTGTCGCTGTATTGCTGTATCCAGCCGCCGCCTGTGTAGCGCCTGTCGATGACGACGTGTGCATCCTCTGCGCCTACGTCTCCCTTGTCGGTGATGATGTAGATAGCAGGAACGGTGATCGTGATACGGACCGCCTCAACCGTTGTGTCTGTGATGGTGCGAACGATGGCACCGCCAGCCTGTGTTACTTCAACGTTGACGGGGTGCTCATCTTCGATGTTGCCGGCGTCGCCGTAGATCTCAACAGCGGACTGTATCTGCGTGCCGGTGCGCTCTTGGTAGATGACATCTTGGAAGTTGTAGGAGCCGTCGGCATTCTGCAGCGGTGTGTTGTCGAGGAAGATCGACTGTGCACCGTTGACCAAGCCGCCGATCTCACCTTCAGACAGCAGATCAACGAGCTGCGCATACTGCTTGCTGTGCAGCGTGTCCGGCGCTGTGCGTGGCTTGCGGGGTTCCCGCTGCCGCCTGCCGAGACTGCCGCGAATGGATGCCATCAGCCGACCTGCACCGTATCAACACCGGCCGAGATCACCACGCTCCCTACCAAGGTGCGGCCATATACCACGGGCACCGGCACACCCTGCCGCGAGGTCTGCTGAACGCCCGAGAAGCTGAAGCTCTTGCGTGGATCCTGTGCGCTGTCTTCGCCAGTTGGCATCTTCGGAACTGGTGTGAGCAGTTGGGATACGCCGCTGAGTACCAGCAGGCCGCCTATTTTCATGGCCAGAGGTCCAACGGCAATCGGGTTTGCCAGGCCGAACAAACCGATGCTGCCCATCGGCACAAATGTTGCAAGCGCGATCAACGCCACCCCAGCCAAGATC